TTCGAAATTGTCCTGAGTGGTGGAACCAATGTCGACACGATTCAGACCACCTCGGTCACCATAGCGACCACCAGTAGCATCACCAGCCTCACCTTCATCACCATCGCCGTCACCATCACCATCGCCATCGAAATCAAACATCATTTCGATGTCACCACCCTCACCTTGGGTGATTTCATCGCGACGATCTTTGGCAAACTGCAGGATCTCACGCGCCAAATCTACCACATCATCAAAAGATGACGTGGTTTCGATGCGAAGCAGGAACTTGCTTTCATCATCATCAAAGGGCGCGGTAATTTCTTGACCAACCTTGAAATGGACATTCAGGCGGTCGATGAAGGATAAGGAATCCAGAGAACGATCTTTGATGCCAAAGAAGTCTTGCTCCACAAGATACTTGGCAGAAAAATCATAGTCATGGCGACCACCAGGGAACTTAGCCTTCATACGGCGGTCAATACGCGCGTCCTCAATGACATTGACATAATGGCGAAGAAGTTTATCTTCGGAAGGATCAATGATCTTTGCCCAACCATCGGTCGGAGTAAACAATGCATGACCGACCTCATGCAAAGACAACATGTGGTATACAGGCTCTTCCATGCCTGACCACATAGGCAGCGTCAGCAGGCGCCGCTTAAGGTCGAAAGAAGCCGTCGCCGTGGGCGAGTGTTCGACCGTGATGTTTTCTGTGGCTAGAAGCCGGGCGAAACGGTCAAGACCCTTGGTCGCTTCGACAAGGGCCTTGATCTCTTGGGGCTTAAGGTTTTGCATGGGGTCATTATACTATATGACCACCATGCTGTCAACAGGTAAACGTGGCTACTTAATGGCTATGAAACCTGTAAATGCGTGGTTCTGCCAGAAGGAATCTATATGATCAAAGCCAGCACGGCTTACCATATTTACCAATTCCTCTCGCGTATTTGGCTTCATCATATGACGTAGTGTACGCTCTTTATCCATAATATCATCTGTAGTGAAGGATTCGCGTTTGAAATCATAATATGTAAAGGTACGAATCTCATGAATCCGCGGCGACTCAGCCACAGTCTTTTCTGCAAAAATAAATGCCCCACCTCTATGCAGGCCATCATAGATGGAATTAATTACATCTTGACGATCACGTTGTGGCATGAATTGCAGAGTAAAAATGGACGTAACAAGCGAACAGTTCTTGAATTTGAATGGCCTGATATCACTTCTCTCAAAGTGAAGGTTTGGGTATTGACCCATATCTTGATCGAATCCAGGATAGAAATCAGGTTCAACCTCAACACCAACATAAGATGCATATGGGGCAAATGTATTCTGTGCAATCATAGCTTTAAGTAGCTTGCCAGTCGAGCAACCGATATCAACGACTGTCGTATAATCTTCGACAAAATACTGTGACATTGAAAGCACATCATTCCACAAATCACCATAGTGACGAATAGATGCATTGATATGGTTGTCGAAACCCTCATCACGAGTTGCAAATGTAAATTTTGTCATTGTGTAGCCTCTTTATACGGTTTCAAAATTCTATCATATATTCGATTAGCAATCTCAGCCATCACCTTCGGTGCTACCATTCTCCCGATTCGCTCCGCTTTCTGGTCGAAGGTTCCCGTCAGTTCGTAATCCTCCGGTAGGCCCTGCAATCTCATCAGTTCTCGTATCGTGAACTTGCGATCCTCGTTCCAATGAAACAGACCTGCGCCTGAACGTTTGGATCCATTCGCAGTCAGGGTAGGACTTGGCAAGTTTGCACACGTCCGAATCAAAGTGAAGTAATTCTCGTTCGGATTTAGCTCCTTCGGAATCTCCGGTGAGCATGGATTCAACCTCTTTGTTTGGTTCTTAGGTAAGATAGAAAGCCAGTATCTCTGGTTCTCAGAATTGTTTTGAATATAGTCTTTTAACATTTGTATCTCATCCATGTCAAGGGCTACATCGGATAGAGCATCACCCATTGATATATGATTCGACGTTGAATTTGGAATGACCTCAGTATTCAAATTAAATATATGAAGCCCGACCTTTTCTGCAACATCTTGTCTAACACAGACGAAAAAGGTGCGAGGTCGTTCTTGCGGTACACCGAAATCGCAAGCATGTAAGACTTCATATGTCACCAAATATCCGGGCGGAATGGTTTCAAATGCTGAGATAAATTCATTTAGCTTGGCTGTAGCTTTACCAATAGTTAGGCCACGAACATTCTCAGCAATAATAACCTTTGGTTGAATATCAGTTGCTATACGAATGTATTCATGAAACAAATCTTCAATATTCTCGACCTTCTTACCGTCGCTGTATAGCTTTGTCTTATTCCAATTTTTGTGTCTCTTGCCTGCAGTAGAGAAAGCAGAACAAGGGGGCGACCCATCCAATATGTCTAGCTCACCTTTCTTAATACCCACAGCATCCATCAAGTCCTTGCCTGATAAGCCCTTGATGTCCCCAGGTATTACCTTGGTGTCTGGAAAATTATGCGTATACGTCTTTATCGCTTCTTCGACGAACTCATTTACGCATAGCACCTTACCACCTGCTAGACGATAACCTAAGGATGAGCCACCCCCACCAGCAAAGGTCGAAATGACATTGAACCTCTCTCGCGCGGATGATTCGCGCACATCTTTCATAAAATAGGGTTGGTAATTAGATATCATGACTTGTAGGGCTTTAGCACATTCTCATAGATATTAGATGCAAGGGCGCACATCATCTTTGGTGCAACCATACGCCCAATACGTTCGGCCTGCTGATCGAATGAACCAGTAAGCTGATAATCATCAGGCAAACCCATTACTCGCTTTAATTCCATAACAGTTAATTTACGATGTTTAGCATAGTGAAGCACACCAGATACCCCGCGCTTCTGACCAGCTTGTGTTACAGTCGGGCTAGGTAGATGCGGCGCAGGTCGAATCATATTGAACAAAGATGCTTTAGGATTTACATCACGAAACTCTGGCATTGATGGCTTTGTATGTTTAGAGGGGTTGAAAGGTAACATCTCAACCCACTTCTTCTGCCAACAGTTTTGCACATAATCCTCAAGCATCTTTTCTTCTTCTGGATCATTAACCAGATTTTCAAAGGCCTGACTAATTGAAATATGCTCAGGTGTAATAGGATTCGGAAATACAGTTTGATTGGCGTTGAACATATGAATACCAACCTTGTCTGCAACATCATGCCGTATGCATACAAAGAATGTACGCTCACGACCTTGAGGAGTACCAAAATTTGCAGCACTCAGAACTTCATAAGTTACATGATAACCAGGCTTAATATTACTGAATGCATTGATAAACTCATTCAGCTTTTTTGTGGCCTCACCCATTGTGATGCCTTTGACATTCTCAGCAATAATAACTTTGGGTTGAATTTCTTCAGCGATGCGAATAAATTCAAGGAATAAATCCTCGATATTCTCAACCTTCATACCATCGCTGTATGACTTCTCTTTGTTCCAGCCTTTCTCACGCTTGCCTGCTACCGAGAAAGCAGAACAAGGAGGAGAACCATCCAGAATATCAAGTTCACCAGGCTTTAGTCCAGCTGCCTTTAGTAGATCATTACCAGTTAAGGTTTTGATATCACCTGGCACGATTTTGGTATCAGGAAAGTTAGTCGAATAGGTTTTGATAGCCTCTTCGACAAACTCATTGATAGCAATAACTTTACCACCAGCAAGGCGATAGCCTGTGCTGGAACCACCGCCGCCGGCAAATGTGCTGACTACGGTGAACAGCTCGCGAGCCGAGCTGTCTTTAACATCTTGAACGGTATACGGCTGATACTTTGTCATAACAGATATAATACTCCATATTGATCTAGATGTCAATGGCTAAGTTAGAAATTGATCTAAGCTAGGTCCAGTATTTTGTAACTCGGCCCAATCTCTACACATATCCATGACCCTAATGCGACCCTTAAAGTTTATTCTGCTATTATGTAGTAGGGTTTCAAACAGCACATCAATATTACTACCAAGTTGTAAGTTGATATGCTTTTTAAATTTACCAATAGCATCAAACTCTTTACGGAAAGCTTCGACCACATGATGCTTCTGGTAAGGTTTGTTTAGTTCGTTCCAATCCATGGTATAAAAGAAATCTTTGACCTCTTGACAAAGATACGGAGTGATTAGGGTCTTGTTATGAATATCTGCTATGCGCTTATGCCAGTTATATCCAGCTCTAGCATTATCTGAGAAATACTGATCACGAAATTCATCAAGCTTTTCTTTAGTCTGCGAATAATGCAATACAGCTTTCTTGCTGATGCCATAATAACCATCAGCTGCCCACCCACTTAAAACTTCTTCTTGTTTTATGTAAGGATATACATGAATGAACGGATAACAACACTCAAAGTGTGTCTTTTTTACACACTTAATAGTATTAGCAAGATATTTAAAATCTTGCTCTAATCTACCAACAGGTACTTCTATGACATGACAATTCCAGTCCATGATATCACATACTTCAATGGCCTTGTCAGAATCATAACTGGTATGTCCAGTTAATCGAAATGTATAAGCATTAAGTTTCTTACCTA